TATCCTGTATTTTCTTCCCGTCCTTTATTTGTTCAAGTACCTCAATCTTTTCATCCAGTAACTCCTCACTGTCCACATCAAAATAAACCATTTCAGGAATACCAATAGCGTAACTTAAGAGCCGCATAATCTTCATCAGTTTTTCTTCTTTACTCATAATTTAGCTACCTCCTTTGCCATATCTTCTACACATTGCCTAAGGGCTTTAACAATTTCAGGATGATCCTCAGCTAAGATCTCAATAAGCTCAGGGTGTCCTATGCTTAAAGCGGCATAGTTAGCCAAACTCTCTGAGCAATTAGGGTTATTTCTATGTCTATCCTGATAATATGAGGATCCGTGTCCGTAAAGTACCTCTCCCGTATCTCTAAATACACCATTGCTTATAGCATCATAAATATCCTGTAATCCAGATATTCCACCGCCTTTAAAGCTCCTTATTTCCTTATCACTTTCTGCAACAATTTCTTTCCATATCTTTTTAGCTGTGCTGTTAAACTTCTTTGCATCAATCTTCCCAGCATAATACTGTTTATCCAGTTCTGCTATCATTGTATCATACTTTTCATGTCTTTTTTTGTTTATCTTCTGATAATACTCAGAAAACTCAGTAAAGAGCTTTTTAGCTCGATCTCCAATTTTAGGAGTAGCCTTATCAAATGCTCCTATAAGCGGCTTATAAGACTCAGAAAACATCTTGTTAGGATATTTAACCTCCCCCCTAACAGATAATAGCATATCAAGAAAGTGCATTTCCTCATGTAAACTTGTATCACAAGTACCAACAAACTTAGGATCTATTTTAGGAATACCCACATCTACACACCACTCAAAGTTTTTTGTAAGTGACCGCTTAACCCTATGCTCCCCATGTGTTACCTTAATCACAACATCATCAGGCAGTTTCTCACATAATTTATCCATATTCTTGTACAATTTCAAGATATTAGGATCCGTCACATTTTGAGCATTAACATAATCTAACAGAGCTTGAGTGTTTTTAGCCTCTGTCTTTTTGCTGTAAAATGCCTCCGGGTAATCTGTGAGCTTGACCTCTGTTTTCTCCAGATCTGTCTTAGCAGTATCCGCTGTAACCTTAGCTTTTATAATCTCTTCTGACTGTTTAGCCTCCTGAGCCGCCTTAATCTTTGCCGCCTCTTTCTCTTTCCATTTCTCATAGTTCTCAGCCCCTCTAACAGATCCGGTAAGCTCATTTAGCTCATTATCCTCAAAGGTATCCTTTACTACAGGAATATACCAGCATCTACAATTAGGGTGTCGAGGTAAAGAGGGCTCCTCTCCCAGCTTATACACTTTCCCGTGATCTTCCTTGCATAAACCACAAGTCCGGCTATCTCCTCCATTGTTAGCCGCCATATAGCGAACCTCTCCAACATTCTGATCCTCAAAAGCCGCCGCCTGTGAGGAGTATGTTACCCTCTTTGTTTCTGTCCGGGCTACTCTCATAGCGTTATATTTTGAGGTATTGATGTTAGCCCCTACTCTATCCGCTATCCTGTCCATGTCCTCTCCTAAGATCATGGACTGAGTAAGCCCTACCCTTAAGTTTCTCCCCAGCCTGTCCTTATCTAACCATAAACGATCTGAGAACATAGCCCCAGACCACGGGTAATCAAGTGTATCCTGTATCAGACGGGGATTAAGCATATTAAAGCTACTCTTTACTGTCTGAGTCTGTCCTAAGGTGTATACCGTCCTTAAAAACTGATCTGTATAGATATTCTGTAGATTAGTTCTAAACACGGTATTCTCCTGTTTACCCAGCTTAATCAGCTCTTTATTGATCTGCTCAAAGAGTCCTCTACTCCGGGTGAGGGCTGACTGGTTCGCATAGCTCCACTCTCCTCCAGCTTTCTTTACTTTTGCGATAGTCTCAGCTACGTTTCCTAAAATTTCTTTCTGACAAGATCCATAAATAGAGGCTAAGACTTTATTTAACTTTTCAGCATCCTCAAAAGCCCTCTTGTTATTCCTCATAAAGTCCTTTTGTCTCTCATCTATGAGCTTAGCTCTCCTGATCCCATCCTGTCTCAGGATCTCCCTCTGTTCTGGAGTGAGCTGAGAGAGTGGGATCCCGTACATTTTCCTTACTGCTTCATTCACATAGTAGCCACTCACCACTTACCCCTCCTTTATTCCTCATTTACTTCACTATTATTCCTCATAAAAGGGTTATTTTGAGGAGCATTAGTGTTAGGAAACTGTACTTTGCTATCATCCTCAGCATTTTGGATAGAATACGGATCAAACTCTTTCATATTCTCCTTTTTCTGAGCTTTTACCTTTTCAAGTACCTCTTTTGGGTTATCTACAAACGGTAACAGGGCTAAAAGAGTCTCACTGTCAACCTTTCCATCCAGTTTTACTACTGTATCTACAATCTCAGTGATATTTGCCGGGATGTTTCTCTTAAACTCTAACTTTAAGTTTCTCATCTCCACATCTTTCCCGGTTACTACCTTGATAGGTACGGCTAAGAGCTCTACCAACTGCCTGATAGCCTTATCCATCTTTCTCTCTTTCGTGATACACTTAGTCTCCAGCCCAAAGAGCTTAAATCTGATAGCAATACCTGAGAGATTTCCGGCGAAATTCTCATCTGACAGATCAGGAACCTGAGCAAATTTGTAAATATTCTTTTCCAGTCGGTCTAAGTGGCTATTGATAGCATCTGTCTGGATCTCCTTAGTTACAAACTTCATATCTCCAGAATCAGTGATCTCTACAATGCCCTCCTCTTTGAGCTTCTGCATACTGTCCCCATTCATTACCATGTCCTTGATTACAAGGTAAGCGTTACGGAAAGCCTCAAACTCATCTGAAATATCACTCATTACCCTGTCATAGTCATTTATGAGGCTCTCAATCTTCTCAAGATCACTCATCTCCTCCTCATTGTTGTACAGAGTAACAATAGGGATCCTACCAAAGATATGAGGCTCCTCTCTTACAAACTCAAAGCCCTGTACCCGTGGGTTTGAGGTATCATCTGTTCTCTTGAAAAGCTCCATCTTTGTATCACTCCAGACCTCAGCATAGAGTGTAGTTCTGTCTGTATCCTCTGTATCAATCACATACAGACGGATCTTGTAAAGAGCCTGTTTTGTGGAGCTGTTGGCATACACAATAATTACATCCTCAGCCTTGAGCCGGATAATCTTTGTTTTACCTTGCTCATCCTGATACACTAACAGATGAGAGATACTCTTAATCATGCACTCTTTACCCCACTCCATGAAAAGATCATCTCTGTAGTTCTCCTGTAAGATCCCGTCAAGCTCATCCTGTACCGCTGTATCTGTAGTCTTAAGCTCTTTCAGGTCTACCCCTACATCAGCCTCAGCCGTTTGAGTGCCTACCGCCTTGTTTTCTTTCTCTGTGTAGTTGATAGTGATAGGATTTCCTAAGAAATAACCTACTGTTGTATCAATAATCTGACCGCAAAAATCATTTGCAATCTTATTACACGGCTTATTCTTTCCTTTCATTCTTGCTCTCTTAAAGATCTTAGCCTTACCCTCATAGAGTTTCTGATACTTCATGTACCGGGGCTTGATCTTCCTGAAATGATAATCTACAAGATCATCCAGCAAAGCCACATTAAAACGACTCCCTTTCTTCTCAATGTTAAATTCATTGTCTATAGGTCTTTTTGTTATCACTGTTCTCATCCTCCTCTTTTCACGCAATAAAAAAGAGCCTCCTCCGGCTCTCCTGTTAAATGTTAAAATCTTCTCTATTCAATACTCTTACTGAGTTACCCTGATCCGCTACTGTTAAGGCAAAGTCTAAACCATCAAATAAATCATCATGATCTACTTCCGGGAATAGTAACAGACATTCCTCAAGATCATCCATACCAATCCTAAACCATACCTTACCATTCTCAAATAATGCTGATCTTCTCATTGCTCTTGTTACCTTATCCTTACTTGTCTGAATATTGATTACAGGTAACAGGCTGAGTCTCCTGATCTCCTGAGCAAGAGATTTCTGATACTGTACAGTCTCCACGCCTATTCTCTCCACCATAGGAAACTTATTCTTTCCATAGTCCAGAATAGCATTAAGCTGAGCATTAAAAGTAAGTCTCTCCTTTAGGTAATCCAGCACATAGACATTTTTATTTTTATCCACGCCTATTACCGTTAATACAAAGTAGTCATTGTTACTTGTCTCATCCTCTGATATTGCCAAGTCAGCACCCATGTAAATCCTTACCGGGATCCAGTAAGGCACTCCCTGAGAATCTAATACCTTAACCCTTACTCTGTTGAGGTCATAATCAACCTCATACTCCTCAAAGTGTTTGAAATACTTGTATTTAAAGATCTTACCTTTAGCAAGCTCTGTATTGTTCTGGTACTGCATATTAAAGATAATCAGCCCAGCCTCTTCCCTGATACTTCTCAGCTTCTCAAGGCTAAACTTAGACTCCCAAAGAGAATACTCCTGACCGTCCTTAACTGTGATAGCTTGCTGTACATTTATTTTGTAGTTCTTACTCTTAATCAGATCCTCATACAGATCCATAGGGCTGTATCTTGTCCCCAGAATATGTATTTCCCCATCAGGCTCAAGTGTAGGGTACAGGGAACTATAAAACCATTCCTTTAAAACCTTTCTCTGAGCCTCTGTACGTGCGTTTTCAAAGCCTACTAAATCATCACCTATAATTATATCGAAATGCTTAGAAACTACGGCTCCTGAGGCTCCTAACGCTGATACAGTAGCCTCTTTCTTAATCACTGTCCTCCGGTTTACTGTAAACTCTTTATCATTCCATACATTGTCCCGGCTTTTCTTCCAGTCTCCGAAAATACGGATCAGATTTACATTTTGCTCAAAGTGGGTACGAATCTCCTTTAAAAATGCACTTGCCTGAGTCTGTGTCTTTGATCCGATCATGATTCTTATATCCGGGTTCCTGAGTACCTTTGTGATACAGAAATCCACATCACCAATAGTAGATTTACCATGTCCACGGGGAGCAAGATCCATAGAGGCTTGATTATCTGATACATTGTGAATGATACTTGCGTGTAAAGGCTGGAGGGATCTACAGGTTATGTATTTGCACACTGTATAGTATGCTGTCTCAAAATCCGCTGTTAGAATGATCTCTTTTATGATCTTGTCTTTCTTTGACTGTTCTAACCATACGCTATCTAATACATTCACCTTTATATCCTCCTTTCTTACGAACTAAAAAGAGGAGCCTTTTGAGCTCCTCTTTGCCTTAATGTATAACCTTTACTACTCTTATGATACTCAGTACCATTAACACGATCCACGCTAACAGATTACAAGCTAATGTGTTTTTCTCCTCATCTTTCCGAATATTGAAATACTTGTTATTCTCCATTATCATAAACAAGCTCCATACAGCTCCCAGAGCCCACAGGATCAGATTTACCATTCTCATAGCTACTTCATAATTTATCATCTTTTCTTCCTTTCTGCTTCATACCTCAGATCTGAGAGGATACGATCACAATATTTACATCTGTACCCTCTTCCCGGCTTCTTTATCACCCTATGTCTCTTGAGATATAAAGCCCCTCTGCACCGTTTACCTATTTCCTTATACTCCTCATTGCCCCTCATGCTGTTTTCTTCTCCTTACTCTCTGGAGCTGACCTATCTCAAACTCCTTTTCTGTCTTATCTGCCAGATCCATTACAGTTACTATATCCCAGTCTGATATAGCTAAGACTTTAAGCCTCCGGCTTGTGTTCTTCTTCAATGTTACTATCTGCCCCACTCTCATCACCGCTACCTCCTACTACACACATACAGATCATACAGATACCGCTAAAGGATCCTACAATAAATGAGATGATACCAATAAATACACATAATCCAATACTTACCATAGCTTTTACCTCACAAAAAGAGGAGAGCCGCCGCCCTCCCCCTCATCTTTCTTTTATTCTGTTACAAGATCATCAAATACTACTGGGATCTGTTTCTTTACTTCCTCCAGTAATGGAACCATAACCTCTAACATCTGAGGATGTGGCTTTCCTGTCACCCCTACAGCTCTCAGCTTAAAGATGTTCCTCCACTCCCTGAGGTTTGCTGTTACTACAATCTCTGTCTTAAGACTGTTAGGTAATACAGCTCTTGCCTCCTGAGGACTTGCTCCCCATTCTAACAGACATAAATATCTATCCTCAGCCTTACAGCAAGCCTCAACCCAAGCGTTATACTTCCAAGGCTCTTTATCCCGGCACTCTTTGAGATAAAAAGGCTCAATCACTGAAATCTCTCCCTCATGCCCGTAATTACAGTATCTTGTACTCTCCTGAGCAAATGAGGCTATTCTATGTCTCACAAGCTCATGAGATACTCCTCTGTCTACTGTAAACTTAACTGATAAAGAGAAGTGCTCCAGCATTGCCTCATGTCCTCTCTTTATCAGTCCTTTTACCATCTTCTCAGCGGATCCAGTGGTAATCTTGTCCTCAGACTTATAACACACTCTTGCTACTCTTTCAATCTTCCTTAAGATCTTCTCCCCATTCAGAGGATCCATGATCTCAAACCCGGCTTGTACAACTTTCATTTACCTTTTCCTCCCATGACTCTGACCACATATCTACAACCTCATCAATACTTATACCTCTCGGTACAATCATGTGAAAATCTAATATATACCCATCCAGCACATCATTAACACCCAAATGCTTCATACAGTAATCATTGCTTGCCTTAGAAACAAGTCCTCTAAAAGCTCTGTAGAATCTCAAAGCCTTTTCCTGTTCTCCATCAGGCTTAGCCTCTTCTGTAACTCCTCTCTCAGCCTCCAGAGCTTCAATCTCAAAGCTAAGAAACTCTCTTGCTTTCTTAAGATCCTGTACAATATCATCCTTTCTTCCGGCTCTTGCTATGTACTTAACCGCTGAGCCCAGATTAAAGTTAAGCCCCCACTCACGGATCACATCCTTAGGCTCAAACTTACTGAAACAATAGTGATCTGGTCTTTTTACCATGTCTTTACTCATTTCTTCTTACCTCCCTGTTTCTCTTCCTCAGGAGCTCCTATCAGCAACTCCCTTTTCTCCGGCTCCTCACTCTTACCTGTTACCATCTCTCTGATGTATCTATGAGGGACATTACAGTTAATAGCGTTAAGCATCTGATCCATCTGAGTACATCCTTTTACCAGATTATAAAAATCAGAAAACTTTACCTGTACTCTATCCTCAGCTCCAAAAGCATCAGCTAATCCCATGATCTTCTCCTCCTATCTGACAAATGACAAAAGAGTATAAATAATTGATACCAAAACTATCCACCGCCCTGTACTTATCAACTTTCTCATTCTCCTGATCTCATGTAACATATCCTCACAAGATTCTGCATTACAACTGTAAGCATCCATTCCCATGTTATAATAGCCTTTTCCTAACAACTCATTTATGAGCCTCTGATAATGTCCATTTAACTCTCTGTGAATCTGATAAATAGGACACTCTTTTTCTTTTTCACAATACATTTACACATCCCCCGGCTTTCTGTTATTCGCCTTGTCTGGATCAAATCCCTCCGGGTATCTTGCCTTGAGCTTATCTACATTCATCTGCAAGATCTCATCAAGATCAAAACCAAAGCTCTCACATAACATAGCTACATACCACATTACATCTCCGATCTCTTTCTTTAAGTGATCCTTGTCCAGATCTTTCTCATGGAATACCCACTTTTTAACCATGTCCAGCACTTCCCCGGACTCTCCAGCTAATCCTAAACATCCATTTAAGACTCCACCAAAATCCTTAACCTCATTCAGTCCCGGATCTGTGTGATATCCTAAACGCTCTGTAGACTCTCCGTCATTTGTTCTCATTGCTAAAGCCTGATACTCATTTCCTGTCATTTGCTTTTAATCCTCCTCATCATTTCTCTATGCTGTGGTACGCCGATCAGCTTAATAGATACCTCCCTTTTTCTTTCTATGTCCTCAAAGTATTCATAGGACATTACATAGTAAGGGGTATTATTAAATCTTACCCGGCTATTGATCTGGAGCTCATACCCATATTTCTCTACATAAGCTGTAGCCTTTTTGAGCTTTCTCTTTCTATGACTCTTGATAACAGCTCCTATAGCTCTTGCAAACAGCTTTACTCCTCCAGCCAATAAATCCACTATCCCGGCTCCAATGTACTTAAAGCCCTTTGTAATCTTTCCCATGATCCTTTACCTCCTGTGTAATCCTTGCCTCTCAGCTTACTTACACTCAGTAATAACCGCCTTAAGTGCCATTTTTAGACAGGCATTAACTTTTTGTGTATATTTCACAATCGGTATTTATAAAACCATAGAGATTTTTTCCTTTAAAAAGTAATCTTGCACAATAAATTAGCTCCTGAGAGCTTTCATCTCCTCTTTGATACTGTCAGCTACAGCAAAAATAGCCTTTCTATCCTCCTCAGTGAGTTCTATTTGCTCCTTATTCTCCTGAGCTACCCTGTCTGTAGGATCTCCTAAGAGTAACAGATCCAGCTTAACCACTCTCTCAAAGTCCTGTATATTCTTAATCTTGACCTTTCCAGCCTTAAAATCCTTTACAAACGCCGCTACAAGGGCTCTGATAACCTTTCTATACTCTGCTTTTACGTCCAATACTGCATTAGCTGTAGAGCCTTTTTCCGCTGTTTCTTCAATTTCTTTCTGTAAAATACGGTCTTTCCACTGAAATTTACGACTCCATTCCCCTATAGTACGGGTACTTTTACCACAACTGTTAGCTACAGCCTCTAAGGATCTCTTTTCTCCCATGTTATAGTAAAGCTCAAACGCTGTTTTCTGAGCTTCTGTCTCTTTTTGGCTCTTCTTAGGCACTACTGGAGCCTCAGCCTCCTGATTCTGCCCTTTTTCCTCTACCATCAGCTTTTAAACCTCCTTTCTCCTCACTCACTCCTCCCTTTTGTTTGTTGGGAGGGTTCTCTTTAAAATTGCTTTAAATGTATGTCAATTTCATAATATTTAGCTCAAAGGCTCTAAAAATATGACATTCTTTTATTACCTCTTATGTCTTTACTACTATGTTACTCATTATTTCTTTTATTTTTGGTATTACTGTTTCTGCTTTTATCCCTGTATTTATCAGTATTTTCTCTTTCCCCGGCAATGCTCTTTTTCCCCGGATTTCTTCATCCTCATTTCTATGAATTTCATAAGGCTATGCAATATAAAATGAGGTACTTTTCCTTTCCCCGGATCTGTACCTCATTTCTTTTATTTTTCCTCTGTATTCTCTTCTTTCCCCGGACACGCCTTACACTCTAATCTGTTATTTAATCTCCTGAGCTCTAAAGCTAAAGTATATATTGCCCGGTTCATTTCTTTTCGCCGCTCTTCCTCCAGCTTCTTCTCTTTTTTGATATTTACCAGAGTGAGTACATACTCTGCAAGTAAACAGATACAGAACACATAAGGACTAAAATAGATCATATACGCTAAGATCTTTCCTACCATTTTCTTTTACCCTTTCTTCCGGCTACCTCTCTTGCCATTATGCCGCCATGTAATTTAAGATAATTGTTTGTGATCTTCATACCATACATAAGACTCAGCATATCATTTCTCTTAAGCCTAAAATCACTGAAAGTAACTGTCAGCTTCTCAGGAAAGTTAAGAGCTCTGTCCCTGAAATCCATATCAAGCTCTACTGTCTCAACTATCTCCTCACATTTATCTGCTACCTTTTTACCGTCAATATATAACGCTCCTATATGCCTCTCTTTAACAACCATGTTACAAATCCCTCTCCCGGCTCAGCCTCTACATACTCATTGTATCTGTTACTCAGCATGATTAACTCATCCTGTGTAATCCTTACACTGTTGGATCCAAACCTCAGCATAGGGAGAGTAGTTTTCTTTTCTTTCGGTTCCTCCGGCTCTATGTCCTCCAGATCCTCCTCATCTTTTAAAAGGTCTGTCAAATCTACATCAGAGAAACCAGTAAGAGAAATATCATAGTCCTCATCTAACAGATCCTCCAGCTCTTCCTTGAGTAAATCCTCATCCCAGATAGACAACTCTGATAACTTATTGTCTGCCAGTCTATAGGCTTTCTGCTGAGCTTCTGTAAGTCCGTCAACTACTATGTACGGAACTTTCTCCAACCCAGCTAAGATAGCCGCCTCTCTTCTGGTATGTCCGGCAAGGATCACTTTCTCCTCATTTACCAGAATAGGATTAGTAAACCCATATTCCTCAATACTCAGCTCTATAGCATCA